ACCTAGCGTTGTAATCGCTAGTAAATGATGGGCTATGACCGTCAACGTCGATCTCTCCATTATAAACAATACCCCCAGGGGGTGAATCCTCTATACCCAGAGCTTGCCATGTAACCAGAATGAATCCATCGACTTTACCTGTTAGGGCGCCGTTATCATCTACATGTGGAACGAGAAAATCAAAAACTTTTAACTTGTTTTGAACTTGCGAAGCAACGCTATTCAGATCCTCATCTTGGGTTGTTTTAAGCCTGAATGCATAGTCCTTTATAACCTTGTATTCAAGACTACCGTGAGAGCCCCACCTTTGGTTTTCATCTATAATTGATAGACCTGTTAAACCGCTTTGGTCTTGGGGAGGTCGAAAAACCATCATGCAGTGATGGTGGTTAGTGCCTACCCCTCCTATTTTATTTAAAAAACTTCTTAAACGAGATGAGACATGTTGAGGATTTCTTATGCTGTGGTTTCCAGCACTAGTAGGCCAACTAACTCTACTAGTCAGAGGAAAGAATTTCTGTAATATGTTTTTACAGAGTTTTGCTTGATAACATCCGCCAGCGAGCTTTCTTTCTCGCGTTATATTATCAAGATAAAGTGGAATAATCTTTTCGGTAAATTCCCTAGTTAAAATACTAGCTATCTTATTAGCCGATCCGCCATCCCAGCCTTTGGGATTAATTGATGATAGATGATGCCTATTTCCAAACCACCCCATTCTGGAGTAGCCTCGGCGGAACGCTCCTGGGACAATGGGGTTCAATCTCCTTCCGCCCTTCATGGTGACATCATCCCAAATTATTGGACCGCCCCCTCTAGTTCCAAAACCGAATATAAAATTATAATCGTCTGTTCCTCCTTCATATGGACTAATTGGATCTGAGGCAGATCTTAATTGTGCCGCCCCTGTTACATCAGAATAAAGAAGGTAGTCTTGTCTAGCGGCCCACCGATAATAATTATCGGCAAAACCCGCCCTACCTTCAGCCATAGCGGGAAGAATCTGAGCGCTTTGATCCCCAGAGGGTGGCAAATAAGACAAAGACGCATCGTTTAGATTACGCCCTTCGACATTTTGCCCGACAAAACATCCGTAGTGATGGTCGGGTTGCCCTGCTGCGGCTGATCCCGATGCTCCAGTCCCAATAGGGTTTCTTACGGTGATACTTGCACCTCTCAACGCTCCATATTTAGCGGTGGAGTTTAAGTTTGTACCTTTATTTCCAGCGGTGTAACCATTGCGTATAAAATGGTGGGCACAAATTGAATTTTGTGTTCCCTCATTGATTGCCAAATCTCTCCACAGTGCATCGTCGTCAGTCCAAGCGGGCCATGGGTGGCCGCCCGTATTTCCCCAGTCAGGCGCTGTTGTTGCGTGGCCAAATGGAACCGTAGTATTACCATCCTCGTCTAGTGTCAGAATGCCTGATTGCCCTGAGGGTTTGACATTTAAATCTCTAGCATCAGTGTCATTGAGGGCGTCAAAGAAACCTGTAATAGCGTTAAAATGTCCCGTTATTTCTCCCGCCACAGCGACGGCTGCCGTGTTAGCTACGTTAGACTGGAGTGAGTTCTCAACCCGTTCATCAAAAGTATTTTGAGTGACAGCTACAGGCGTATCGTCAAAATATATACCTTGCAGAAGCGCTTTTCCCTCACAAACTTGACCGTTTTGGTTAACGAGTCCCTCTATTGGGCCATCACTAACCAAATCCAATGTTTCTATGTAACTATAAGAAGCACCGTATTCCATATCCCCCAACTGTGGAGGTCTATAGATTGGAGTTTCGCTTCCTTCGTCGTGAGTGCCCCCCTTATTTGCGGAGGAAGATTTACCGTCCTTCTTAGCCTTAAGCCTCGCATGTCCTTCCGACCACTGATCTAGCGTAATTTTACCCGCCCTTAAGTCGCGATTAAGTTGATGGTGAGCCTTTGGAGGCTTAGGACCACCGCCCATCCGACTATTTCTCAGGTACGACTCAGCCCCACCAAGCCCTAATTTTTTAATTCGGTGCTTCATTAGGTTCTAAAGTTTACTCCTATGTCCTTACTTGGAGCCCAGTCTCTCGGATTTTCGTGAGTTTTACCAAGTTCGCTACTACTCCTCTTGATCGTCGGGAATGATTTCATAGAGGATTGAATAACTGCTGATCCAACTTTCAAACGCCCATAGCCCAATGGAACATTCGTTCCCTGTTCAGCGGTATTAATCTCAGTACTAAAAATGTAAGAGCTTTTTTGAGCAGCCGCTTCCGCTGAGAGTCGTTGCTGTTCAGGCATTCCCAAATCAGGCTTTGGTGTCAAAGCGTACTGAAGAGCGGCTAAACCCACGGCAACAACAACATTAGCTAATACCCCGCCGCTAAATAACCAAGCTACAGCTTTACCAATACCCAAAAAAGCACTTCCCACAATTGCGGGCACAATATCTATTCTTTCAACACCTCCAATTTCTAATTGGTGAGCAGAGACTACTTTTTGTTTATCGACTATAATATCATACAAAAAACCCTCTTTTTGTAATTGTAATATCCGAGGGATGAACCCTTCCCTGTTAGCATCAATTGCCTTCAGTGCGTCTTTAGGCTTGGCAATGTGATATTTAAATACCTTGCCGTATTCCTGAGCTAAAATTCCATGTAAATATATGTTCGTCATAGGATCGCCTTAAGCCTGTGTAGTATATTTACATCGCATTCCATATTTTGTGGCTCATAAATATTTATTTTTTGCGTATTTAAGCTATATATTAAAAATGGGTTGCAACAATTTTCAGCCATTTTTTTATCAAATTCCGATGGCTGCTCGTCTCCAACTAAGTGACTGTGAAATAATCCGACAAGATGATACTCCTCTTTAAACAAGAGATAATCGAGCGGGCTAATTAGAAAAAAGCTCGTAGGATCTTCAGCTACATTTGGAGCCTCCTTAACTACAAAATGCTCCCTTTTAACTTTATCAAAACCCACGAAGCCACAAACCTCATTCCGTAAATTGCCTTCTGCGATTTTTTTTATTGTTTTAAATACCCCCTGAGGAGCAGTTTCTATAATTATTTCGCCCATACTAAGAGTTAAAATCCGTATCCATCCGTCCCTGGAAATCCTCCGTAACGAGGATACTTGTCGGAAAAGTTATTTGCAGTTTCATATTCGATATACGTAGAGGTTTCTACTGTTGGCGTAAAATAACCAGAACCTGTAAGCCAGTACAAACCGCTATGTATATCTACAAGTCCTGTGTTAGTCGTTGAGGGTATTTGCCCCGTTGTCATGTCCCACCAAGCAACCAAGTCCTTTCCTGTTATGTCTGCATAGATTCCTACGCATTCACTGTAAGGCCGTGGCGCATAATTTACGGCAGTTTCATCCTCGGGATTGACAACATGTTTGTAGAGAAACTTTCTTTCCTCTGGGCGCAACTGTCTACGCCAGATAGCCCAAGGCCCAAGTAAGCCATTCATCGTCGGATGAACGCTTCCCGAAACGATACTTCCAAACATAAACTGTTCTGGAAGTCCTGCGAAATTTCCATACGGAGTTTGTCTAGATGTAAGGTTAGCGAATTTGGGCGCTGTGGGTTGTTCCTGACCTAGTAAGCCAGCGTCTACCGTTCTTTCGAACATGTCTTCGCTAGAGTTTACCCAGATCTGAAGCTCTGTATCGTCTCCCTCATTGGTCCAACCCTCGGTTTCGGGGCCTTGATTAGTTATTACAAAAAATTTCCACTGATCGTCAACCTCTGCAACAGTGGTTATACTACTTTCTACATTATTTACTGCTGCTGACCCATCGATTGGATTTGGTAACAAGCCATCACTAATTCCCACAGTTTGGTATAGAGACATGTTTAGCTCACTATCTTGAGTGGGAGTAAACCATTCGCCATCCCTATAATATGCCCCCTGTCTGGCTAAATTTATAAACTGAACGCTATCTCCCGATGGCCACTCGGCTTCCTCGTCGTTCGCATCCTCCTGCGATAGTCCGCGTGGCGTTGTGCTCCAAATAGCAGAGAGATTACTAGATGACGGCGAATCTTTAGCCCAACCAGCAATAGTAAAAGTGCCCGTTAATATACCAGTTAAGTCTTGTTGTGTTCCAGTGGCTTCTAGCGAGTAAAAGGCGCCCGCAGTAGAAGTGTCGTCACTTGTCAGATTGCTATTGCCTGAAAATTCAATGGCATTAAAGGAATTTAAATATTTTGTTTCAGCGATAAGGTATTTTACCTCATTTGTTTCGTTAAAGCGTTTCTTGCAAGCATACAGATGTTTAGTGCAACCATCTTTCTGCCAATAGGTGGGGTTTAACTCGGGGCGCTGACCCTGATTTCCACTTACGCAGATATAACAAGTTTTAACTGGTTCAGTTCCACCACCTACGGGCGCTGGATCTGCGGGCACTGGACCGTTATATGGGGGCACCATAATCTTTCTATTAGGCACTACCACAACATTACCGCGTGTGTAGGTTCTTTCTGCATTCCAATGATAGTCTGGATTGTCGTAAAAACCCGTGCCGCCGTCAGTTAAATTAGGTATTACAGTAGCGCCATCGACATCAGTGAACGGGGAGCCGTCGTCTCT